ATGGCTACATTTAAAACTTGTGTGCAGAAACAGCGTAAAGATGGATTCTATCAAGTGTATATACGTGTCACACATCTGAAAAAGAGTATGTATATAAAAACGGATAAATTCGTTAATTCAAAGGGGCTTGATGCAACTGGCAACATAAAGGATACATTTGTGCTAAAGTATTGCATCAATAAGATTTCCGATTTTGTCGAGCGTCTGAATAAGATGGATATTACGAATTGGACTGTGCATGATATTGTCTCCTATCTGGACACGGCAGATGAGGATATATGCTTTTCAGAATATGCTCGCAAATATAAGTTTGAAATGGCTCGACGTGGACAAAAGAGGAATGCAAGAAATTACGAATTGGCTTATCAGCATATTGAACGCTATGCTGGAACCAATAAGCTGATGTTCTCTAGATTCACAACAAATTTTATAGACGGATGGATTAAGTCGCTCTCTGAAACTGCGAGGGCAAAGGAAATGTATCCTATATGTATTAGGCAGATTTTCAAGCAAGCAGTATTGGATTATAATGATTATGACAGAGGTATCATTATAATAAAGACTAACCCGTGGCTGAAAGTGAAGATTCCGGCAGCGGATAAGCCGGAAAAACGTGCAATTACACCGGAAGAATGCCGGGTCTTCTTTTCGTCACCACTCCCCGAAAGCAAGATGAAGGATTCTCTTCCAGAACTTGGGCGAGATGTAGCCATGATGGTACTATGTCTCGCTGGAATAAATACCGTTGATTTGTATGAGATGAGAAAGGAAAATTATGAAGACGGAATATTGAAGTACCAGAGGGCAAAGACAAAAAAGTCACGTACAGACGGAGCCTATATGGAGATGAGAGTTCCAGCTATTCTGAAACCCGTTATAAACAAATATCTTGCTGAAGAAGGTGATGAGCATTTATTCTCATTCTACAAGAGGCATACTACTTCTGACAGTTTTAGTGCTAATGTCAATATTGGGATAAAAAAAATATGTGAGAATATGAATATATCTAAGCCTAATCAGTATTGCGTGTACACCTTCCGGCATACCTGGGGTACGATTGCGCAGAATGATTGCGGTGCGTCCATATCCGATGTGGCTTTTGCCATGAATCATAGTAATGGACATAACATAACACGTGGATATATCAAGATTGATTTTTCTCCAGCATGGGAATTGAATGAAAAGGTAATAGACCTTATTTTCTTTTCCACCCAAAAATCACATAGAGAGCAGCAGGCAGAGGATAGCGGATTGCGGATATCTCCTAAGTATCTTGTTCGGGGAAGCTTGTTCTTTAGGGGGAAGATGCTGCATGAAATAGAAGGCATCGGATTCAACAATAAAGAAGAGGTCATCTCCCGACTGTATGAGTATGTGCCGGAAGACATACCGGAGCGTTCCATGTTGCAGTTCAAGATAGAGAATAGGGATAGGTCTCAAGTGGCAGTATATGAGAGAATGAAGATAAAAGCAAAATGAATTTCCATGAAAATCGTTTGATGGGCCCTTGAACTTATGTCCTATTCGTGTGGCAATTGATTGTTTTTTATCGGGAATTGATTAAATTTGCAGTCCCCGAAACAATAGAAACAACATGAATCCTCTATGAAGGAGTGTAACCCGTAGTCAGTCGGGTTCCGGTATCTATGCCGGTGGGGACACTTCTTTATAGAGGATTCGCCATTTAAAAACTGATATTATGAATCCTTTTAAGAAAGTCGAATTTCGTGACTTTAAAGTGCGTACATGTATATTTTGCGCTGTGGTTAGTTTAGCTTGTTTGTGTGTAGCTATGGTTAAAAAATCTCCAATGTCTTTTGATTGGATGTCTATTCTTGTTGGTATTTTATCACTATTGGTTACTATACTTATCGGCTGGCAGATATTTAATTTTATATATATAAAAGATGAAGTTAAAGAGCAAATAAATAGCAATATAGAGGATTCTTTTAATGATTTAATCCCTATTTTGAAAGGAATGATGGTGCTTGGAGATAGCAAATCTTTTTATAGTGGGAACATGACTCAAGCACTCGATGATAATATGATTGCTCTTGAATCTGTTTTTCAAAGTAAAAATAGCAAGTTAATAGAACCAGCTGTCAATGTGATAATGTGCAACTTGTATGAAATCAAGAAGGATATGGAAGCTTGTAACAAAATCATGATATTTAAAGACCAAAAACCGCGTTATTCAGAATTATTGAAGAAAACTGAACATTATTATACCTCTGAATTAATCTCACTTCTTTCTAAAGCGACAGAAGTTGAGTATAAAAGAGATAATCACCAGAGATTATTCAATGAAGGTAATGATGACTTATTTAAATTAAAAGAAAAAGGGGTAATAGGTTAGTCCCCCATCATTCTATGCGTATAGGGACTTTTCCATTTAGTCTTTTTTGCTTCGTGAAGCAGTATAGTTACAAATGCTGTAATTGCTCCAACAATAACAGTTGCGACTATTAAGAAACACAATATATCTATCATAACCTTTTCTTTTTCACAAAGATAGCGATTTTTTCTTATTCTGCACGAGTTGAGGAGAAAAGTATTCGGTATAATCATTACCTTTGCCGCAAAAACACCAAACCATGGCACAAGAAAGTAAATACTCATACGACGAGGAAAGCGTGAAAGCTATCGTCCATTGGGCTTTGACGGCCCCGCTTCCCAAGGAAGTGACATTAAGCGAATCGGAACACATCATCGATACTTCCATGTACGTCCACGCCAACATCTGCGACATCAACCAGCACTATCCGGACCCGTTCTATAATCCGGCGATTGACCGGTTATATCGGTTGAAGGAACATATTGGCGAATAATTAGTGAAATCAGCAAGAGAGAAGCGTTAATGAGCATTTCTCTTTTTCATTTACCATATTTTTTGTAACTTTGTAATGCGTATGATGTTGTACGTTACCAATCCTGACGAAAAGACATGGGAAAATCCTTAACTGTTAAGCAAGAAAACTTCTGCAATTATTACATTGAAAGCGGTAATGCTTCCGAGGCCTATCGTCGTGCTTATTCGTGTGAGAACATGAAAGATGAGACAGTCAATAGAAAAGCTATAGAACTGATGAATAACGGCATGGTTACGGCAAGGGTTAAGGTATTGCAAGAGGAACAAAAAGAGAAGTCTGACATAACTAAAGAGCGTATTTTGCAAGAATTATCTGGCATCGCATTTTCTACCATAGCTGATATGCACAATACTTGGATTGAACGCAAGGAATTTGACCTGCTTTCCAAGAAAGAAAAATCCGCAATAAAAAGTATATCAACTAAGACTCTTAAAAAGAATATTGGTACAAGAGATGAACCAGAAATAGTGGACGTTGAATATGTGAAGATAGAACTATACGATAAGATTAAGGCTATTGAACGAATTTGTAAAATGCTTGGGTTCGATGCCGCCTCGGAGATAAATGTCAATACTCCCAAACCCATGAGTGTGGAGGAAGCCAAACTACTTATTAAAGGATTATGATTGATGGTAACACATATCTCAGGGCATTCTGCCTATCCGGTACACTCAATTATACAAGGTTCTTTTTCAAGAGTAAAACCGGAAGAAGATTTGTCGTGAACAGGCACCATGAGGTAATATGCAATGCGCTTGACAATGTTATTGCTGGAAAGATAAAGAAACTGATAATCAATATAGCTCCGCGTTATGGGAAGACTGAACTTGCTGTAAAGAACTTCATATCCGAGGGGCTTGCCATAAACCCGGCTTCCAAATTCATACATCTTTCATATTCTGATGACCTTGCTCATGACAATTCCGAAGAGATAAGGGATATTGTCAAATCCGAGGACTACCGCAAATTGTTTCCTTACGTCCAGATAAAGGATGGTTCCGATAGTAAAAAGAAATGGGTAACCACATCAGGAGGAGGAGTATATGCAGTATCTACCGGTGGACAGATAACCGGATTTGGTGCCGGAGAGGTTGATGATATAGGAGACGAAATAGAAGGAATTTCCGTTACTGGGAAATTTGCCGGTGCCGTGGTCATTGATGACCCTATAAAACCGGAAGACGCTCTTTCCGACTTGAAAAGGGAGAAGGTTAACCAGCGTTTTGAAACTACCATCCGTAACCGTGTGAACAGTAGGAATACGCCTATTATTATTATAATGCAGCGTCTTCATGAGAATGATTTGTGCGGCTATCTAATGAAGACCGAACCGGGAGAGTGGACTGTAGTTTCTTTGCCGGTAATTGAATATGATAAGGATGGAAGAGAGATACCTCTCTGGAAATTTAAGCATGAATTAAATGAACTGAATAACCTTCGTAGAATAAATCCTTTCGTGTTCGAAACACAATACATGCAGAACCCTAAGCCGATGGAGGGGCTTATGTATGGCAAGTTTAAAACATACAAGGAAATTCCATATACCAATAGGGCTATACGAAAGAACTATACAGATACCGCTGACACTGGGGAGGATAATCTGTGCTCCATAAACTATATAGACACGGAAATAGGGAACTTTATATTGGATATTGCTTACACCAGCGCTTCTATGGAAGTGACAGAGCCTATGGTAGCTACTATGTTGGCGAAAGATAATATAACCATATCCAACATTGAAAGCAATAATGGCGGCAGGGGATTTGCCCGGAATGTGGAATCACAGTCCCGGATAATGGGAAACAACACTACGGAGATAAGATGGTTCCATCAGTCGGGAAACAAGGAAGTGCGTATATTCACACGCGCGGCAGAAGTCATGAACCTTACTTACATGCCGGAAGGATGGGAGACCTTGTACCCTGAGTTTTATGCGGAGATAAGCGGTTTCAGAAAAAAAGGGAAGAATGCTCACGATGACGGTGCGGACTGTCTTACCGGCTGCGTTGAGAAGCGTGGAGAATTTGACTATGAAAGTTATGATGATATAGATATATACGGGATGAACAGCATTGTGGAGATACACCCTATGATAAACGGGAAATTCGCCTATGTGAAAGCGTATGTTGTGGACGGAACGGTTTATATAGCGGAGGCATATATCGGAAATGCCCTGCCATTGGATGATGTTTCCGCTGTGGTAAAGAATGCAGAAGTGAACATCGAGACTCCCAATACGATGCTGCATTATGTTAGGGATTATCGCGCTTCCATCGGGGAAGTGTGGGCAAGGCAGGAAAGGGGAAGCAAGTTTCCGTATATTGAATCATTCAAGGCTTTGGTTGCGAAATTCAAGTTTAAACGTTCTGCGGACATGGAAGGCTTTATGCGAAATCTTATGGACTATGACGGCAAGGACGTGTATGAGGCAATGTATGTCCTTTGCTGTATTGCGGATAGAGTAAAAAGGAAGGGATTATTAAAAATAGAACATTGATTTCTGTATTACCCCCGTGATTTTTTTGCCTGATATTTGAAAAATATTAAAAACAGAACAATCCCGGCAGCCGTATTGCTGCCGGGGCATCCTACATGAGCGTTGGGCGAAACCTCAACGCACTCTCATGCTTCTTTACGTGGCAATATTCGTAATATGAAATCTAAATCGCTATTCCCGTTTCCTTTATTCTGCCGAACATCTTGTAAATCTCCACCAACCAATAGATACAGTCCGGCTTTATTTCTTCATCTATGCACCCGATTGTATGGATGGCATCTATTATCTTGTTCTGCCATTCCTCGCCTCCGTCAAAATCTAAAGTAGGTTTCATTGCATTGTACAATAGGATTGCCTTTTCCTCGATTGATAAATTCTTTTCCATGATTGAAGTTCTTTAGGTTTATGATATTTGAATTGAATATAGTTGTGGCTGTACGTCATTGTTCCGTACCTCTTGCCACATATGATTTATGCGATTGAATTATTTATAGGTAAAGTTTATGGCACATTGCCCCACATTCTTCCCCTTGCTGAACAAGCTGATGAAATACCTCTGCCCATAAGGGGTGATTACAGCCTTTCTGTTGATGAACACATTTCCCTTTTGCTGTTGCGCATTCTCGGCAATCTTCATTATGCCCAAGCTCATTGACCTCTGGGACGGCAGGTTGTAGCGTGCGCCCTTGCTTAACAGATAGCCGCTCCACCTAAGCCATTCATACAATGCGTTCTGCCCTCTTCTGAACAGTCCGTTCTGCTTCAATACGTTCGCCATCTCACCGACGGATATGCAGTCGTTGGATTGCATGATGCAGTCGGCAAAGGCGGCTTTGGGCTGGAGCTTTGTAATCTTGGCATCCTTCTGCTCGATTTGCTTTTGCTGTTCCTCGATTTGCTTGGCTTGGTCGGCGGCAAGTTGAAGAGCCTCGCTAAATGTCTGGGGAACTTTAGCCTTGCCTTTTTCAAGTTCTTCCAAGCGGTTGATTATCCGTTCGCGCAGAAGGGCATCATAACCGGAGGCGAGGATTAGACAACCTTTAGGGGTAAGAGAGAAGCAAGGGAGTTTTCGACCAGTAGTGTCTTTGTATTCACTCAATCCAAAATTGGATGCAGTTACACCCTGCGAAAGTAACTTTCTAATATCACGCATGATATGTGCGTGTTGTTTGCCAGTAACCTCTGCAATTTCAAGAGAGGTCATACCTTTTTGATTTGGAATTAAACTTTCCATAACTATTATAATTTAGACAATAAAAAAACTGCACTACGTGTTGTCTAAGTCCTAATAGCGAAACTCCGGGGGTATTTCTACGTCCCGACACGGTGCAGTTATATCTTTATATTTTAAAGACATGCTTAATATGTATGGGCACAAAAAATGCCGCTATTTTGCGGCTTCGTACCGCTATTAGTTTTAGACACCACAAATATAAGGATATTTTGTTAATCCACAAACATATCATCAAAAAAAATAATATTTGGAATGTTATTTGGAATAATTCTAAATAATATGTATATTTGCATCCGTAGGGTCACTTACAAGCGTATGAAGTTGTACGCAACCGTATCATAGGACTAAATCACTAATATATGGGAGTGGCCGCATTTATGTGCTGTCACTCCTGCTTTGTATATGGGCATATTTAATCAATTCTGGAAGCCAAAGGAAAGAAAAGCAATTCCAATGCGAGAGAATGTAAACCGCGTGGAAAGGGATGCTGAAGGAAATTACTGGTTCCTTTCAGACTTGTTCGGCCATCACACCAAATGGAAGGCTTATTATAACATGACCGATGACAAGGAAAAGGCAGAGGCGCTTTCCGCTTGTACGCCATTCTTCACTGTAGTGGACAAGATAGGTTCCATGATGTCAAGAGGCGTTCCTTATGTGGTGGATAAGAATGGCAATGAGAAAAGGTCCTATGCTGACATCCGCAATATATTGGATACCCCTAATCCATTACAAACATTCTCCTCATTTGTAAAGCAGATAGAAATCTGCCTTAAGGTGTTCGGGTATTGTCCTATAGTCCTTGTAAGAACCGGAAAGGGAAGTGTGCCAAAGGCTATGTGGATTGTTCCTCCTGAACTGTTCCATATTGTCGGTACAGGAAAGGTATTCCGGCAGTTTGAACTTTCGGAAATTGTTTCAGAAGTTTATATTGACTGGGGCGGAAAACGGACGAGACTCGAGGATTACGAATACCTTATCATATATGATAGCAATATCCGTATATACGATTGCGTAAAGGACATCCAGTTCAATTCAGTATCGGATAGTTTGTCCCAACCTATATCCAATTGGGTGGCTTCCATGTCGGCAAGCCATACGCTTCTGGTCAACGGGGGGCCAAAAGGGGTATTGTATAATGACTATACAGACCAGATGGGAAACATAGCCCTTACCTCGGAAGACGAGAAGGACATAAAGGATAGGTTCAAGAGGGACTACGGTCTTGTAAACAAGGAATATCCGATATTGGTTACCCGCCATAAGCTCGGATGGCTTCCTCTTGATTTCAACTCCGACCAGTTGAAGCTTCACGAAGAGGACAAGCGGTGTACAGATAAGATAGCCAATGCCATGGGAATCAACGCCAACCTATTTACAGATGCCAAGTACGACAATCTGGAAAGTGCCGGTAAGAAGGCATACCAGGATGTGATAATTCCCGACAGCATAAAGATAGCTGGATGTCTTACGCGAGCGATATGCCCCGAGGGTGTATTCATAAAGATAGACTTTACGGATGTCGAATGTCTTCAGAACAACAAGGAGACGGAAGCCAATACTCTTGTCAAGGTTGCCGACGCATTACAGAGGTTGCTTGAAAAGTCCTTGATTACTCATGACGAGGCGCGTATTGAAGTGGCTAGATATATAGAAATTGACCCGGAAAACCCGAAAGGGGAATATGGAAATCTCCCTGCTATGTCAGACGAAAAAGATAATGAAGATGAAAACAACGGTAAATAAATACAAAGGCAGAATGGGAATGCAGCATAAGCTGTTTTCTATCAATTCCAAGGATGTACAATACGATTCTGAAAGCCGTACAATCAGCGGATATGCAGCAATATTCGGTAACAAGGACAAAGCTGGTGATATATTGCTGAAAGGCTGTTTCGCAAAAAGTATCCGCGAAAGGGGACCGGAAAGTAGCGCTAATGACAAGATTATATTCCTATGGATGCATGATATGTCGGAGCCTCTGGGATTGCCTACCATATTGAGGGAAGATGAAAAGGGGCTTTACTTTGAAGCGCGGATTGATGAGATAGAACTTGGGGATAGAGCTATAAAACAACTTGAATCCGGTACTCTCAATCAGTTTTCTATTGGATATGAGTATGTGTGGAAGAATTGTGAATGGGATTATGAAAGAGAAGCATTTATTGTTCGCGAGGTCAAGTTGTATGAAATATCCGTTGTGTCGATTGGGTGCAATGGAGAGACTGAATATTTGGGACTTAAATCCATAGAGGATTGTGAGGCTGCATACAAGGAACTGAGCGAAGAAATTGCATCCTTGTCCAAGAATTTGAGTCTGTCTAAACAGCATAGATTGCAGAAAATAATATCCAAAGCAATGTCACTTGCTTCTTTCAGGCCGGAGCATGCCTTTGATGCTCCACCTGCAGGAAAGGGAGCCGACAATGACGGAGGTAGTGAGGAAAAAGAATTGTATAAACTTTTAAAATTAAAATCGGTATGAAATTAGGATTTATGGAGCTTCTGGATACGTCCGGTTTGCCTGAAGAAAGCAAAAAATTCTTCGAGGCTATGGACGAAAAAATGGGAACTGCTCTCGAGGAGCAAGTGAAAGGTTTCCTTATGAATGAAGTGAAATTGGATGAGTTGCGCAAATCCATCAAGGATGCTGCAGATTCTATCAATGAAATCAAGGGCAAGGAATTTCCTGGTATTGACAAAAAGACTTTTGATGAAAAGGTCAATGAGTTGGAGAATGCCATTCTACGTGTAAAGGCAGCTACTGAAATCAGTGGAAATGGAGAAATAAAGGTTAAATCCGTTTATGACCAACTCTACGAGCAGTTGAAGGGGTATATTACGACGGACAAGAAAGGGGTTTCAACCCTTGACCTCAAAGAGGCATGTAAGGCCGCTCCTGGGAACAAACTGGAGGTCAATCTTGTGTTGGATAAAAAAGGAACTGCTGCAACTATTGCATCCGGTACCTTGGCTCCTCACTATGGGGTTGAAATTGACCCGAATTTGTCGGTCAATCCTAGAGCGCAGACAGTCATAAGAAATTATGCAAACGTGTCCAGCACGAATAGCCGTTCCCTGATTTACGCTGAATATGTGAGCAATGACGGTGATGCCGCATGGGTTCAGGAAGGAGGACTTAAGCCTCTTATGGATGCTACATTGGCAGAAAAGACTGTGACCGCTGCAAAGATAGCCATTGCCGCAAAATTCACAGAAGAGACACTGACGGATTTTCCCAGTTTCGTTAATGAGGTTCAGAGCGAAATGATAAACAAGCTCGGAATCAAGGAGGAGCAAGGTATTCTGGACGGAAAAGGGTCTGACGGAGAAATCAAGGGTGTAGCCGCAGACATGCCGGCATTCTCATTGACAGGTTTCAATGTAGAGAAAGCAAACATGTTTGATGCCCTCGTTGCCTCATATTCACAGATTGTCTCTGCAAGCGAAATGGCTTATCGCCCGAACCTTGTGTTGATGAACCCGTTGGATTATGCGGCAATGCAGTTGACCAAGGATACAAACGGCCAGTATCTCCGTCCTTTCCGATATGGAGATGAACTGATTCAAGGGTTGCGTATAGAGACTACTACTGCTGTAGAGCAGGGAGACTTTATTATGGGAGACTTTTCGTATCTGAATATACGTGACCTTTGGGAATTGTCAATGTCCGTCGGTTGGGAAAATGACGATTTCCGTAAGAATATCGTTACCGTATTGGCTGAAAAACGATTGATGTGTTACATCAAGTCACAGTATAAGACTGCATTCGTGAAAGATAAGTTTGCTACGGTAATTGAAGGGATAACTCCGGCTGAATCGGGTGTAGGTGGATAAACGATAAATATAATATGACTATGGGAAAAGAATATAAAATGAATTTGACCAAGCGTTACGAAGTGACGTTTGTAAAGGATGGGACACAATACAAGTCCGGCGATAAAGTATCAGTAGGAATGCCTCTTGCAAGCAGATTTTATGCAGAAGGAAAGATTGAGGTATCAAGTGAACTGCTGAATGACGCCAAGGCATTAGGTTGCGAAGAACTTTTCACCAAACGTAAAAGGAAAGAGACTGTATGATAATTGACTGCACATATTTCACTGGGTTATTGAGTGTCGGGATAGGTCCCGACACTGGAGCTCCTTCTGTAACCAGAGAAGCGGAAAAGGACCGGATAAACACTTATATTGATATATATGAGATTGAATATCTGAATAATATTCTTGGTGATGATGTGTGCAGTGAATTTGTCTCCTATCTTGAATCTCGTGAAGATAGTGTTGAAAAATGGGAAAAGCTGTATGCATTGTTATCAGAGAAGTATAGCCCTATAGCGTGCTATGTGTTCTTTAAATACATATCAGAAGGAAACTATAGTGTGACAAGTGTAGGAACGGTGACTTCTTCGGATGAGGATGCAGTTTCCCCTATGGTGTTGCAGATAAGAGCTTGGAATGATATGGTGAATATGAACAAAAGGGTCTATGAGCTGCTTCAATCCGTAGAATACAAAGGTGTTTGCTTTAATCCTTGCATGTTACGTAAGATAAACATTATGGGAATATGAAATCAGTAAACAAGATTTTTGAAGATGTGGTTAGGCGTGTTGCCGTCAAATACGGAAAGAATGTTTCGTACTTGTTTGGAGATTGGTCATACATAAGCAACCAGCTTACAGTCTGGAACCAGTCGCCCAAAACCAGTCCATTGAAATTCCCTATAGTTTGTCTGTATTCTCCTTTTGTGGAGGATAGGACAGAAGCAGAGACAAGGGCATCCCTTGATTTTATCATTATGGTAAACACCCTGAAAACCTACACGAATGAAGAGAGGGAAAAGACTTCGTTTGAGCAGGTGCTTCGCCCTATTTATCAACTTTTCATTGATGAAATAAGGAAGGATTCTTCCATTAAAAGCAATTATAATGGGATAATTCCTCATTCTTATTCAGAAAACTACCGGTATGGGCGTGTTGGTGTGATAGGGGAAGACGGAAAGCCTTTCCATGATTTTATCGACGCTATCGAAATTAAAGAAATGAATCTAACTTTTAAAGAAACAAAGTGCTATGGCAATAGATTATAGAAAATGTCCGGGACTTGCAACGTTTAATACGGGTAATTCCGTTTGTGTGCTTGACCCGGGAAAGATAAAGGCCATTATATTGACCATTCACGGTCATAAATTGCCGAAAGAGAAGACTGCGGAAGCTATTGAGGCCGCTTGTCATGCCGACAGACCGGACCGGATATTCCCTATCAAGACGATTGTGGAATATGCGCCTTCCGGTGGAGAGGCTCAAACGTCAGCAACCGGTTATGGACCGACGAAGGTGACAAGTTATTCAGCTAAAAATGACGTATGGACTTTGCAGGATTATGATGCCAGTTTGAAAGCCAATCTGATGGCTGCAAAGAATGTGGCATTCGATGCCTATTTTGTGGACGAGAACAATATTGTCTATGGAATGAACGATGGTACTGATGAACTTGCCGGAATACCATTGTCCGGTGTATATCCCGGAGGCCAGGATTGGGACTCTTCTGGAACGGAAGCAAATCTTACGGTTGCCACGATGTTCAAGGATTACGAGAAGTATATCAAAAATGCCGATGTTTCAGCCTATGACTTTGATGTGGTTGAAGCATTAAAGGGACTTGTATATGTGGACTTGAAATCTGCGGAATCAGGGAAATATAAGCTGGTTGAACATTTTGGCAAGCTTGACATTACGGAATATTACGGAGCTCTGTTACAGACAAATGCGGAAACTGCCCTTCCGAATGCTACCGGTGTATCTTATGCTGACGGCGTCATATCCGCTACGGGTACGGTAAAACTTGCAAAGCCTTCTGTTTTGCAGGGTGTGGGTATAACTGGAATTGAGTCCTGGTCATGAAAGTGGAAGGCGTTACTTTTAATGAAAGGCTTGTACGTAAGATGAAAAAGAAGGAGTTTGTTGATATACATAAAAAGGTCTTTTTCCTTGACCGTACTGCCGAGGATAGGGAAAGCCTGCTTTCTGATATATATGACAGGATATGTGATGCCACCCCTCGCAGCAGGAATGTGGATTCTGTTTTGTAATATGTTTGTTAGGGGCGTTCATTCGCCCCTAAATTGTTATTAGGTATGGCTAGTATAATAGAGGCTGAGAGAAACTTTGATGAGCTTGTGGCAGGATTTGAGCCCATGATACGTGATATAATGGCTGCCCAGAAAAAAGAGGTGCAGGTATATATCACGGAGCAATTGTATTCCGGTATAAACGGCAATGACAAGCCTTTGCGCCCGACTTACTTGAATGACCCTTATTTCAAAAACAAGGAATCCGGTAGTTGGTATAAGAATGCTCGTGGCTATATGATATGGAAAAAGGGGATAACACCTCCGTATGCCTCTTCGTGGCTTGGAATTCCCAGACGTTCTCCGGAAACTCCGAATCTGATAATCAGAGGCGATTTTCATGATTCTATTACAGCGGTACCATTTGATAAAGGTCTTAGGATAGAAAGTGTAGGAGTCAGCTTCAGCGGAGACATAGAGCGCAAGTACGGGCAGGCGATATATAAGGTAGGGTCTTATGCTAGGAAGCATTTTATCGAGAAATATGTAAAAAAAGGCATTGCCGATTATTTCAGAAAGTTCGGTGTGGAATGAGCTGTATGTGTGAAAACCGGAAGAGGATGGAGGACATTGGGCGAATGAGGTCTCTTGCGAAAAAAGCCGCCATGATGGAGGGAAAGGTTTATGTTCTCTATGAGAATGACGGTATATTCGGCTTTGTCCCGGAAGGAGTTGAATATAAAGGTGCATTTATTGAATATGTGTGGTATATATAAAGGAATCATTTGTATTTAATCTCTTTGTAATTTAGACTATTTCTAAATAATAATTATCTTTGTAATAGCGTGTAAAGTTGCACGCAACCCAAATCAGGACGTTATGGCGAATGAATTTAAGATTACTGATGTGGTAGATGATAAAGCATTTACCCAACTTGGAAAACTAAAAACGGAATTAAAGGAAACTACTACCCTTTATTCGAGTCTTGTAGTGAACATTGCAAGAGCATCTAAATCCAATCCAAAGACTTTTGATGAATTATCCGACAAGGCAAATAACTTTAAATCGTCGGTAGATAAATTAAATTCTACACAAGAGAAGATGAATTTAATTCAGGCAAGGCAATTGGCAATACTGCGCCAAGTGTCCCAGCAGCTTAATTCCATGTCTTCCTTGTCTAAATTGAATGTCCTCTTTGAACAGTTTGCCAAGAATGTGAAGAATGCGAGCGATATGCTGCAATCTCTTTCTTCCACCTCCAACAATGTTGCCGCATCGCAGGATAATGCGGCAAAAAGCACCCAGAATGCGAGCAATACTATAAATCAAGCCTCAGTGCAGTTGCAGGCTGCGAATGTCAATTATTCAACTATTATTGATACTATACAAGGATACGACAGTGTTGTAACCAAATTGACGGCAGACACTATTGCCAATAAGGAGGAGATGAATAAGATAATCTCCGACATTAATAAGCTGGCTAAAGAATATCGCCAGGGTAAAATGTCTCTTACTGAATACACAGAACAAGCGGCTTTACTAAAACAACGCCATATTGAACTTATGGCACAAAACCAGCAGAACACAGCTTTGATAAAAAATCATTCTAATGCAATTATCAGTGCATCCGGCAGTTATTATGAGATGAATGCTGCCATGTTGGAGCTACAGAAGCGGTATAAGGCATTGTCTGAGGAACAAAGAAACAGCCCGATGGGAGAGAGCTTGATAAAACAAGCCAATGCTTTGAATGACAAGTTGAAGGAGATAGATGCCAAATTTGGAAATTACCAACGCAATGTGGGTAATTATGCGTCTTCGTGGAACGGGTTAAATGTGCAGACCCAACAGCTTATTCGCGAGCTCCCTTCATTAACAATGAGTTTTAATCAGTTTTTCTTAGCCATCTCCAACAACTTGCCCATGTTTGCGGACGAACTTAAGCGTGCCACTGATGAATTTAAGCGCATGAAAGCTGAAGGACAAACAGCGGTGCCGGTTTGGAAGCAATTGCTTGGAAGTCTATTCTCATGGCAATCAGCATTAGTAATTGGTATTACACTATTGTCTGCCTATGGTGATGAAATCATTGATTGGGTTACAAGTCTGTTTAAAGGTGAAGAGGAGGTGAAGAATCTTGTAAATCAGGAAAAGCAATTGGCTGATGCGAGAAATAAAGGGATGTCTAATAGTGTAAAGGAAAGGACTGAATTGGCATTACTTTACAAAGCTACTCAAGATGTATCCCGCTCAATGAAGGAGAGAAATGTTGCAGCGGATGAATTGCAAAGTAAATATCCTGCTTACTTTGAAAATATGTCAAACGAGGAGATTCTTGCGGGAAAGGGGGCAAAGGCATATAAAGAGTTGACCAATTCACTTATCGCTTCTGCACAAGCAAGAGCCATAAAGGATAAGATGGTGGAAAATAGCAGTAAGATGTTAGAATTGGACAATCAAAGAATAGGAGCGTTAGTCAAGCAGGTACAAGAACAACGAATTTTAGATGCTGCAATAGAAGCCCGTGAAAAGGGATATGATTATACTGTTAATGGAGTAGCTATATCTATTGCCGCACAAGAAAAACGTGTTTCAGATGCCGCCAAATCTGCGGCATCTTATGCTGAACAAATTGAAAATTTGAACAAGGCTAATGAAAGTCTTGTAAGTAAAATAAATGTAAATGCTCTTTTGGATAATGACAAGAAAACGTATGAAGAGACCAAAAAGAAAACGGAAGAGTATGCTGAATATATCAAGAAAATTACGGAAGACTTGGAAAAGTCCCGTATAGATATTATTGCTGATGGGAGAAAGAGGGAGATAGCTGAGGTTGAGAAAGAATACAATGACCGTATCAAGGCAATAAAGGGAAATTCCGAAAAGGAGATAGAGCTTCGGACAAATCTTGAGGCCCTTAAAGGGAAAGCCATAGCAGAAATAAATGATAAATATGATAAAGAGCTGCTTGAGATAGAGAAGAACAATCTTGAAAATCGTTTGGAGTCTTTTGGGGAAAATTCGGAAAGAGAGTTGAATGAGCGTCTGAACATACAACTGAAGCTTAACGATATGATGCGTGATGCGGAGATTAAGGATGCGGAAAAGAATGGCGAGGATGTGTCTGCTATAATTGACAAGTATGGGAAGCGCCAGAATGATATTGTTATGCGGAATCTTGAGAGCAGATTCGGGTTGATAGAGGATTATACAGACAAAATGATTGACAGACAAGAAACTGCTTCAATAGAGGAATATAATGCCCTTAAAAAGCAGTATTCGAAAGGGGAGATAAGCCGTGAAGATTACGAAAAAAAGGCTTATGAGATAGGTGTCAAATATGCAAAGGCTCGCCTACAGACGATGATAAAGGAGGTTCAGGCAGAAATGGCTCTCCTCGACCCCGATAGTGATAAGTACGCGGATTTGGAGGACCGGCTGGCTAACCTTCAGTCCCAGATTGATGAAATAGATCTTGATACGGCGATAGATAAAAGCGAGAAGGCAAAAGGCAAGTTTAAGGAAGCGTTATCTGACATGAATAGCGCTGCGAGGGATGCATTAGGAGATACTGCCGGTATATTCGAGGGGCTATCAGACATTATAGAAGATGTGGCAGAAGATGGTAAACTCAGTTTTGAGAATCTGGCAAAAAGTGTCATGAAAATAATGGATGGTATAACATCTCTTATGTCTGATGTGTACGATGCGAAAATAGAAAAGATAGAGGAGGAGCAGGATGCCAATGATGAAGCCTACGATAGGGAGATAGCGCGTATTGAATCATTGCAGGAAAGAGGAGCCATCTCTACAGAGGTCGCGGAAGCCCGAAAACGCGCAGCCGAGGATAAGACAAGGTTGAAAGAGGAGGAGCTGGCAAAGAAAAAAGCTGCCCTTCAGGAGAAACAAGCTAAGTGGGATAAGGCTAATTCAATAATACAAGCGGGAATAGCTACCGCATTGGCTGTTACTAAAGCGTTGCCGAATTTGATTTTAGCGGCAATTGTTGGGGCAATGGGAGCGGCGCAGATTGCCATTATAGCATCTCAGCAAATCCCTAAATATGCAAAAGGTATAAAGGACCATCCCGGCGGTCTTGCCATAGTCGGTGACGGTGGGAAGAAGGAAGGTATCATTACAGATAATGGATTATTTGTCACTCCCGACAAGCCTACTCTTGTTGATTTGCCGAGACATTCCCAGGTAATTCCCGACCTTTCGTTCATATATGATAGGAAAGGGCTTGGTTCTGATTTCCTATTGCTTGAGCAGCAAAAGAAAAACATGGCAGATAGAGGCATTGTGGTTAATGTTGACAATGATTATAGCCGACTGGAGAAGAAGATGGAAGGTAATACCAGACAGTTGCAGAATATCAATAAACTGATGAAAAAGGCCAATAGGAATGCTGAATATAATTGGATTTTAAACAGAGTGTAATGCTATGATGTATACAGAGCTTGATAAGATGCCCTTATCCCGGTTCATAGATGTTTTCTTGGGAGATATGGATAAGGTTGTGATAAGGGGCAGGTACAGTCAAGAGGAGAAAGTAAAAGCCTCCGAAAAGCTGTGCAATGAGTATTTGTCTATAATAGGGGGGAAGTCTGTTGTTTCGCATATAAACAAGCGTAATGAGGTACTGAAGATACACATGCGTATGTGCTGTCTTGAAAGCGCTTCCCGGTTTATTGTGATGGGAGAGTGGGATGAGGTTCGAAATATAATGGCTGCTTTGGGATATTCGTTCAAAAGTGGTGAACACGACAGAATGCGTACCCGTATTGAAAGCGTTATGGCTTCTGACAAATATCGCATTGCCAAGTTGCAGGAGCTTTCCGATAACTCAATAAGTGCTAAAATGGACCGTGAATATTTTACTCGTGAAAGGGTTTCGGTAATGTCTCATGTAAAAATGCACATTGACGAGAATACTTTTTCGGCAAAGGAATATGCATATCTGGTGAGAAACATGTGCGAGGAGATAGACGCAATGATACGTTCAACTAAAAAGAAGTAGCTATGTATTACAAGTGTGAACTGGTGGTAGGAGGGTACTCTTACAATGTGACAGACAATCTGGTGAACTGGGATGATGTGGAAATGTCATTCAAGCGAAATGATTATGATGGGGTGGTAAGGAGTTTCTCTACCAAGTTCCAGTTTTCCAATGGGGCTTATTCTCTTCTTGTGAGCGAGTATCTTAGGAACTATCTAAATTCGTCCGCTTCCGTTATCTTTTATACCCGCAACAATTCATGGTTATGGAACGAGAGATTCAGGTGTGCGCTTGATTTTTCCACTTTTACGGACAACGGCACTACTTGCGAGATTAATGCGGTCGATGACAGTCTTGCAAGCATCATAAAGGCAAAGAAGGGAACGCAATATGAATATCCGGTATCGGAAATAAAGGAAACAGAACCTCTGAACTATGATAGGATAATAATGAATAGTGAGATAAAGTGGACGATGCCAAGTGAAAGTGAAGACAGTTCTATATCTCATGAGATAATAATGGAGAAGGCTAATTTTTATTATACTATTCCATTTTACATCTTATCATCAGAAATTGCAACCAAAGATATTGTGGAAGTTTTTGATGTAACTGAAAATTCTTATAATAAAGCAGAATCTTTATATGAAAATTATTTTATAAAAAACATTCATGGTAAGACAATCAACATACATTTAAAATTTAAGATTCATTTCAATATAAGCGATACCAAAGGACACATATCGTTCTTTTTGGATAAATTCAGTGAATTTGCTAATGGAGCTACTACAATATATTCTATAGAAAAATTAAATCATAGTACACCATACACAATTGATATAGATAAGGATATTGTTCTAAATCCAACAGAAAGTCTTATAATGTATATACATTATCCTTATTTAACCGTTAATGTTCCGGTTACTGCAAAATTTTACGATATGGATATACCGCTTACTATAGATTTTGCAGAAAAAGACCGGTCAGTAGACATCGACGTTGTTCGTCCCTCTACTGTCCTTAACCGCCTATTGTCTTCCATGACCGGCAGTGCGGATGTGGTAGGAGAAATTGCTTCCGGAGTTGATGAGCGTCTTGACAATACAATCATTTTGCCGGCAGAAAGTATACGTGGGCTTGAAAATGCAAAATTGTATACTTCATATACGAAATTTTCCAACTGGATGAAAGCTGAATTCGGTTTTGTACCGGTAATTGGTGGGAACAAGGTTTCATTCGTCCACCGTGATAGTCTGTTCCAGGACAAAGAAATAAAGAATCTGGGTTCCCGGTCTACGGACTTTGAATATTCGGTGAACTCATCATTGATTTACTCCAGATTGAAAGTCGGTTATGACAAGCAGGACTACGACAGTGTGAACGGTCGTGATGAATTCCGTTTTGGCGTTGAATATACTACCGGAACGACACTTACCGACAACACTATGGAGCTTGTCAGTCCATATCGTGCCGATGTATATGGAATTGAGTTTCTTGCGGCTAAACGAGGAGAAGATACAACGGACAGCGACAGTGACAATGATGTATTCATGGTGGGTGCTTCCCTTGACGGTTCTTCGCAGAGGTTTGTTCTTATTCGTGGGGGGAAATATGCCATTTCCGGGGTAATATCTTCTGAAACAATGTTCAATGTGATGTACGCGCAAAAGTACATGATAGAGGCGAACAGAAAGTTTATAGGCTCTTTTTCCTCATTGCTTGATTTCGCTTCTTCTGAGGGAAACAGTAATGTGGTGATAGAGGGCATGAAAGGGACTGATGACATTGAAATTCCGGAGAGATACTTTACGGTGGGGGAATTGTCTGTTAAGACAAGTGATTTGGATGTTCCCGAAGACTTGACTGGATATATAGCCCTGCAAAAGAACGGTAGAACATACAAGGGGTATATAAAGAGTTCGAGCTATAATTATGGAAAGCCTGAAGCTGTCAAGTATTCATTGATTGTAAAAAACATAGAATAAAACTGTTTGTTATTTGGAATAATTCTAAATAATATATATATTTGCATACCGCAAGTGATGTTGCTTGCCACTCATTAAAGGACGAAAAGACATGGTGAAGATAGGAGACGTATGCCCTCTGTTCTTTAATCCTATAAAGGACAAATTTGGGATTGATATTGATTACATCCAGAAATTCCATTCTTCTGACAAGATTCATGTTCAGGTATTTTCTACCGGTTCTGAATCCGTGTCTGCAAATCTCAACAACCTTTCTAAAAGCACTTCTTCTGAAATAGCTTTTTCCATTTACGAGCATAACGATTCTGTAACAATGCACTATGCCGTAATTACTGGTCTTGAAGATTCTGTCTATTCTGTTACGATAAATGGAACCACATCGGAGCCGTTTATCGTATGCTCTTCTGATTCTCTTCTTGAGGAAACAACTTTGATACGCTATTCCCATAAGGACAATAATTCTGCATTTGACAATATATTTTGGATTGATGACCGGCAACAGGTATTCGAATTTAGAGTAGAGGCCGGCTTTAAGCCCAACGGATACAATGCTCATGTCGAAAATGAGCAATACCGTAATCAAATGCAAGAGATAGAGGAGTTGTATTCCATTCCTTATGACAGCTTTATACTGACGGTAGGAAACTCCGTGGGAGTCCCTTATTGGTTTGGAAAGCATCTCAACCGGATACTCTGCCTTTCTATGGTTGAAATTGATGGAGCCAAATATATCCGTTCCGAAGATTCTGTCCCCGAATTGTCACAAATTATGGAAGATAGCCAGCTGTTTCAGATAAACATGACACTGGAATTGCAGGAAAATGATATTGCAGGAGTAGGGGGAGCTCCGGAAACTGCGTCTTCATCTTCTGTTGTCGGATTCTTCATTGAAAATCCCACTGACGGTCAGATGCTTCAGTACCAAGATTCCAAATCTGCTTTTGTTAACGTAACTACAGTAGAGGTATGACAAGGAAGAGGGTAAATAAGATATTATGGCATGGCAATGACCTGAATGAAGACGGGTCTGCAAAAGCACCGTCTGTTGCATCTTATGCAGGCGCTCTTGATGGGCTTAATCCTGGTGAACTGTATATATGTGATGCGGATGGGGCTCCTACTTTATTTATGGTAACGGACGGTGGAAGGGTTGTACCCATTGGAGGGGTAAATTCAGAAGAGTTGAAAAAGCTTTTCATCCGCAAGGATACCAACGACCGCACTCCCTTTAAGTTGGGGGTCGGCGACAAGCTCACCGCGGAGAAGGGATTGCAGATTGGCGAGAGCTTTGTCCCTGGCATTGTAACTGGAAGTGGTGGATTTTTCGACAAGTTTGCCAACGGTGAGGTTGAATCCCTTATTATACGCCGTTCCCTTGAAGTGCCGGAGTTGCGGTTCAACCGTGTGAAGATAGAACTCGGTGACAAGTGGAATGCTCCCGGTACTGGTATATTTGAGAGTGTGGAACCGGACAAGGACTCGGAGGGTAATCCGCTGATGACCGGTACCGGATACTTGAAACTGGAAGAGGGTGAATACGGCGCTATCGCTGTCGGTGATATATGCATGGGTATCTTCCACAGTGAGAATCCATCGGACAATGCTTCATCTGACAGTGACGACAGCCGCGGTAACTTCATGTTCGCAGGTTTCTACACTTGTTACTTCACCATAACAGAGATAACGGGCAGTGACAACAAGCAGTTCCGCTATCAGCTGCGTCCGGTCAGTGACAGATGGAAACTCACGTTTCATCCGTCAGCGGCCATGCATTTTGTTTCCTACGGCTCGTTTACGGACGAATCCCGTCAGACCTCGCAATATACAACACGCACTTACACCCGTATGCTGTGGAAACAGAACACGTGGGAGATTTCGTCCGCGAACATTGCGATGCAGTACGGGGACCTCTCCAATATGAGCATACACGGATTGGATATGGTCGGATACTCGATGTATCTGAACAGTGTATACTTTACCGGGCGTATAAAGGAGGTAAAGCCTGACGGTACCCCGATATATAGGGCCAATGACCGTGGTGCATGGGTATCCGGCACAAAATACGACTTTTACGACCGCGTATCTCACAATGGAAGCATCTGGTTATGTGTGAATGAGGACGGCACCAATTCAGAGCCTGCCAAAGGAAATCCGGATTGGTTACTTCAAGTAGAGAAGGGCGACCCGGGCGAATCGGCAGTGTTCGCAGACCTCACCAACCAGATGGACAACGTCACCCTTACCAATGACGGCAAGGTGTACCAGGACACGTCGATAAGCACGGTTGCCTGGATGAGCTACGGCAGCAAGAAGATGACCCTTACCGGCATAACATGCACGCTCCCTGCCAACGTCACCGAGACGCACGATGTTTCCACCGGAGAGATAACTTTCAGTGTCAAGCAGGGCGTGGCTCTGGACGGCAGGAACCCGATACCCGTCGCGTTGACCGCCACCTACAATGGAAAAACCTACACCGGGCAGCTCACGTTTACCATGGCAGGTGTCAAGGGCGGTGCCGATGCCGTTCTGTACCGGCTTGTCCCGAGTGTGTCCGCTGTGATAAAGGATGCCAACGGTAATCTCAATGTAACATCCGTATCGTGTACACGGTTGAAGTCTTCGGTTTCCGGCGGCACGGCCGAGACCGGGACGGGCGAACTTAAATACTCCCTTGACGGTGGAGCGGAAGTCTCAATCGGAAACAATGCCGGAGTACCGGTATCAAGCTTCCAGAAGAGCATCAAGTTCATATTCTACGTGGACGGTACAGTAGTGGACGTAGAGACGATACCTCTTGTGGTGGACGGTAAGGACGGTGCCCAAGGCCCTCAAGGTGTTCCCGGTCCTGCCGGAGCTGACGGAAAAACTCTATACACCTGGATAAAATATGCCGACAACGCGCAAGGTGGTGGTATAAGCAACAATCCTACCGGAAAAGCGTATATAGGTTTCGCCTACAACAAAGAGACCGCTACGGAAAGTAACAATCCCTCCGATTATACATGGAGCGATATAAAGGGAGAAGACGGTATACCGGGTGCTACCGGTGCCGACGGAAAGACTTATTACACATGGGTTGCCTATTCGGACAATGCGGACGGAACGGGCATGTACCAACAGCCTAAAGACACGACTAAATATATCGGTATAGCCGTCAACAAGGAGACTGCTACAGAAAGTAACAATCCTTCTGACTATACATGGTCAAAATTTAAGGGGGAAGACGGACAGAGCGTGTCTTCGCTCGGCAGATGGTATACGGGGCTTATCGTGCCCAAACTGGGAATCGTCACGATGGGAGGAAGCACCTTCTGCGCGAAGAAGGAGACCGCCAACCCACCGTTATGGACTACTACGACCAGTGACGGCAGGCGCATTACCCAGACGCAGGACGGAGGAAGGACTTACGGTTATATTCTGTCCGGTGAATCAAATACGGAGGAATACGACCTGCTTGTCCAGAGCGGAAAGGACGGAAGCGACGGTACCGATTACGAAAGAGTGTTTATCCATACCACGACGGAAAGCCGCCCTTCCACTCCGGCGACCTCACAGACGGACGATTATATCCCTTCCGGCTGGCATGATGACCCCATTGGCGTTTCCGAATCCCTGCCTTTTGAATGGATAAGCGAGAGGAAGAAGAGAAACGGCATATGGAGTAACTTCAGCACACCTGCTCTCTGGGCTAAATATGGATTTGATGGCATTGATGGCGCAGAAGGTGTGGCTGGTACGAGTATTGTATGGAAAGGTGATTTCTCGTCTGCCCCTTCCTCTCCTCAGAACGGTTGGGCGTACAAGAATACGACCGACAAGAAGTCGTATGTATATCAAGACGGCCAGTGGTATCAAATGACCATTGACGGAATTGACGGAAAGAACGGAAAGGACGGACTGAGCATCGTATGGAAAGGCGACCTGCAGTCTCCACCTTCCAATCCTCAAATCAACTGGGCATATAGGGACACCAATAACGGTCGTGTATACATATGGAACGGGACAGCATGGTCGTTGATGGTCGTTGACGGCTCGGACGGTGCTGACGGTGCAGCCGGCTCGAACGGATTGAGCGTGTTCATAACTTACAATGACAGCACTTCCCAGCCTTCTGTTCCTACGGGAAACGGTACTACCGGAGGCTGGCATACGAATGCTACAAGTGGAGCTATATGGATGTCGCAGAAGGTTGCTTCATCCGCAAGTGATGGGACATGGGGCACGCCAATTAAAATCAAAGGCGATAAGGGGGATAGCATAACCGCTATGGGCAGATGGTATACGGGGCTTATCGTGCCGAAGCAGGGTGTAGTTACCATGGGCGGCTCTTCATACATAGCCAAGAAGGAGACCACCAATCCACCACTGTGGACTGTTACAACAAGTTCCGGTCAGCGAATCAAGCAGACCCAGGACGGTGGCAAGACATACGGATACATACTTTCCGGGGAGATGAATTCCGCGGAGTATGATTTGCTTGCTTCAAAGGGTGAAGACGGAAAACCTGGTGCTGACGGGAAACCCGGAGCTGATGGCAAGCCTGGGGAAAAAGGAGAGCAGGGCATCCAAGGCTGCATCATAAGACATTCCGAATGGGCTGTGGGCGTGACATACCGCAATGACGAAGCTCTGACAAGCGGCACCCGTTATCTGGACGTTGCTCTTGTTAAAGATTCCCAATCGCCGACCGGATGGGAAGCATATAAATGTAAGAATACGCATACAAGTAGCGCATCAAATGCTCCTGGTACATCAGGAGGGGCTTCCTATTGGGAAGTGTTCTCTATGACCGCGTCGTACATCTTTACGTCGCTCATCATAGCCAAAGATGCAAGTATTGACTTCATGCAGGGAAACCAGCTGCTTATCAAGAAGGATGACGGTACCGTGACAGCAGGTCTTTCCGGTTCGGAAAAAGGCAGCAAGGTGCGTATATGGGCTGGAGCACACGAGCCTGACGACGCTCCGTTCCGGGTGCTGGAAAGCGGTAAGTTTATCAGTACAGAAGCAGAAGTCGAAGGAAGCATTACCGCAAGGAAAATAAACTTGAAGGTGTGTACAAATTCAGACAATGAATCACCTAATGGTTCTATAATCCTTTATCCGAAGAATTTAGGGCCTCTTCCGGAATTGGAAGCTGGCGCTTGCCAGGAAATGAAGATGTTGTTCCCGATTGCGACAAGGACTCCCTTTTCCGTAACTTTAACGACTGCATCTGCCAATGTGAAGATTGCGCCTAATGGCTCTATATTGGATTCAGTGTCAAGTTATGATATAGAAGATGCTTACGGGTATCATGAGTTAATCGGATTTAGATATGCCGATGGAGACATAACCTATTGGTGTGTATTTAAAAACTGAAAGAGTATATGAAAGTATTTTATGAAAGCAAGTTAGCGAAATGGCTGCTGTGGCAGGGTTACAGCACCATCACATTAGGTTGCTTTGTCTTTACCAAGAAGAGCAAGGAGGAGATGAAGCAGAGTACACTTAACCATGAGGCGATTCATGTAAGGCAGTGGGAGGAGTGCTTGATTGCTTCGGTAATCCTGCTGACGGTAATCATGCTGTTTGCCGGGTTCAGTATCTGGGTATATCTACTTTGCCCGCTGTGGTTCTACCTTCAGTACGGGTTGGAGTACGCAATATCCTACATGTATCACTTATGCCGTAACCGGTGTTGGGTAAACGTAGGAAATAAGGCTTATGATAATTCCGCATTCGAGATGGAGGCTTATGCCAATGAGGAAATAGACGGTTATCTTGATGTGAGAAAGCCGTTTGAGTTCATTAAGTATTATGGGAAAATATAGGATATAACAAACAACAAGAAAGGAGGAACAGCAATGATTTTGCAAGCAGAAGGAGGGCACTACCTTACACAGAGTGCGGATGTGCCCATAGATGAAAGGGTGTTCGGGAGTACCGCGTATATCAGCGACGCTTCGGAGGTTTCCAAATATCGCCAAGTGTCCGAAGCCGAGAAGGAACGCATGCTAAATGCCGGAACGATATTGGACCCGTCCGACTTGTCGGATGAGTATCTGGGCAAGGTGGACACGCTGCATGAGATTATCAAGGAGAACATCAACACCGCAGGTCTGACGGTTGAGGAGAGCCTTAAGCATAAGGAGTATTTCCCCAAGTGGGATGAATTAATTGGCAAGACTGAGCCAATTGGATTCATGTTCTCCTACGAAGACACTTTGTATGAGGTAATTCAAGAGCATGAATTTGCCAGCCAGTGGGTGCCGGGTGTAGGTACGGAATCCCTCTACAAGGTTGTCCAGATTGAAGCGTCCGGCACAAAGGAGGACCCGATAGCTTGGAAGCAGGGAATGGAGTTATTTAACGGCAAGTATTACACAGACAAGGATGTGCTTTACTTGTGCATCCGTGACAGCGATATGGGAATGTCTTTTGACCTTGCCGACCTGGTGTCCGGTGGTTTTGTGGAAGTGGTCGAGGAATCGGTCGAAGACACTGTTCTATAACAAGGAAACTTGTTATTTTTTCGGCTTTCCCGATGCCGTTAATTCGGGAATTTATTTAAACAAAAACGAGTTAATTATTTAAATGTTAAATTAGGGTATCATGTTTTTAAAGCGGATGCCCCTTAAATGTGAGATTATGGCAGAACAAGATATTAAGGAAAATGAGATGACTTCAGTCGGTAGCGTGGATTATGTGAGAGGCTTGAAAGGTAAGGACAGCGTACTGATTGCTTCCGGCAATTTGTTGGGTGCACTGTTTCAGGATAGAGGCACGTTTGAAGGTGATTTAAACGAATTAAAGACTGCCGGAATGTATTATATCACTGGAAATACTGAAAATAAACCTGCTGGATTTTATGGATTAATGCTCGTTTTTAGGAGCGGAGCCGGAATAGTCCAGATAGCATACAGTGTATATAACGGGGCATCTAAGAAAAGAGTATTGCTGTCCAATGGTGGAAATTGGGACACTTGGTCTAATTGGGCTTAAATAACTATTACTAAACTTGGAAGCCGTATTTAGCCTCTTGTTTCTCTGCCGTGTTCTTTGCCCCTTAAATATGCAATAGTTATGGCTGAGCAAGATATTAGGGAGAATGCAATGAGTGGTGGAACTCCGGCACGGTTGCGTGGGTTGGCTGCGAATGGTAACAGTATTAGTCCGACAATTCAAGAGGTAATGAATGCAATGGGAATATACACCTATGAGCTTACGCTGGCAGCAGGTGAAGAAAAAGACCTTGGCAACCTTGGATATGGATTGTACTTAATTACATCCCCCGAGAATGCAATAACTGCTATATTTGGTTGTGGCGCCTATCCAAGTTGCTTTGTGTCAGATGCAGGCGGAGATAATTACTGTGATTATACTGATAAGACTAAACGTGTTGTTTTTGGACGAAAAGAAGTGAATGGGAACTTCTTTATCACAAATAGGGGTAAAAATGAAATAACCATAAGAATAAAAAGAATTAGTATCTCATGATAGTGGTTCTGCAAGCCATGTGGATTTTCTTCTGGTTATGCCCGTTCCGGCCATATCGGTCAGAACGGGTAATAAATACTATTATCAGATTAGGTAAGAGTTATTGACTTCCATTCGGTCCACTTGTCCCAATTTCCCGTATTATATACTTGTGAGCGAGTATATAACTCCCCAGTTCGTGAATTTATTAGAATTTGGGAAGCCATATCTGTTTCCATGTAATGCAACAATAACCCAGTTACTCTTTCTGGCGAATTCAACGCATTAGCAGAATAATATATTCCATTTTCCGAAATAGTATTAAGGTCTTTATCTTCTCTCAGAAGTCCTTTATATGCAAAAACTCTTGTGAATAAATCACTCTTCTTAATCTTCACCTGGCTGCCATTCGCTGTTTCTCCATAGATGTATTCTACATCCGTCACCACTTGGAACTGGTTCATCGCTATATCTTGCTTCTCTGCCATAATCTTACATTTAAGGGGCA